CCGAGAAAACTGGCTCACGCCTACCGCGTCGGCTCAGACTCGTGCGACACCAGCTTTCCACTTTGGACGAAGGACAGGATGCGAACCTTCGCCTATGCCGTGACCAATCTTGGAAGCCAGCAGTTTTTGCAGGGCATGGAGGGCTGATGCATTTCAATTGGCGTCGATTGCGCGATGCAACGCAGGAGAAGGGCGACAACCGGACATGGAGAGCCGAACTCACCGTACTGGTACAGGCCGACGACGATCTGCGCGAGGATGGCCGGCGCGTATGCAAGACCAACCTCCTGGCACTCTGCTACGTCCTTGGTTACTGCCTCATCACCGAAGAGGTACACAAAGAGGCGATTGAATTTTTCCCAGAGAAAGACCCGAATAAAAACGTTGAGGAGTTAGCCCAGGGGATCAAGCGGCGCGGTACGCTGATGTATCCCCGCAACACCTACAAGTCGACGCTCGACCTAGCCAACTGCATCCAGCTAATTTTGCATTACTTCATGACCATAGCCATCCTGATAATCAGCGGAGCCAAGCCCCTGTCCTTCGCGTTTGTCGATCAGGTATCGAGCTTCTTCTACCGCGAACCCAAGCGACCGCCGACACTCTTCCAAGCCCTCTTCCCTGAGTTGTGCGTCGACAAGGAACCCGACTCCGGCGTGTTCACCTGTCCACTGCGGCAACGGGAGCCGAAGATTCTGGAGCCGCTCATCTGGGGCAACTCGCTGGCATCGTCAACGACCGGATGGCATCCCGACGTTGCGATCTACGACGACATACACAACAACCGCAACTCCAAAAACTTCGATGCCAGAGTCGCTATCACCAAGGACTACAAGCTGACCCGCAAGGTGCTGAAGCCGACCGGATACGAGTTGATGATTGGGACTCCATACGGAGCCGGTGATGTTTTCAGCGATCAGGTCTCGACCGCGAAGCCCACCAGTTACCGCCGCGTCTACAAGCCAGCCATGCGCCTCAAGAGCGGCGAACGCCTCGACCCCAACGGCTTCCCGCCCGAAGACGAGGTAGAGCTTCTCTTCCCCACGATCCTCAGTTACGAGTTTTTGCAGGAGGAATATCTAGGCGACTACTCCAGCTTCATGAGCCAATACATGCTCGACAGCTACGGAGCCGCAGAGATTGTCTTCCCAGAGGACGCGATGCTCGGCGCGATCATTGCGGAGGACGATGTACCGATGGAAGGCGAGACCTTCATCCACTGGCGTCTTCCCTGTCGCAAGATGGGATGGGCCACGGCAAACGCAGCCGTGGGCATTAAGCACCGCAATCGCATGACAATCGCAGAGGCTTTGCAAGGCCACTACAAGCCGTCCGTCCTGGCCAAGCTGATTGTCGATACGGCGCGGAAGTTCGGAACCCACCACATCAGCATCGAGGACTCGCCGGGAGCGCGAAGGATGCAATCCACAATCCAGAATTACGCGCTGACGGTAGGCTGGGACATGAATATCTCGTGGCTCGACTTTCAGGAGGACTCCGGCGACCGGGACACGCGTATCCGCAACCTCGAAGCCGACATGTCCATGTCACGGCTTCTCTTCTCGGACGGCATATCGAAGCTCAAGCCCCTCATCGAAGGCTTCACCCGCTACGGCATGATGACGGAGAACGGATTGCCGGATGTAGTCTCCCGCGTGGCCGACAACCTGCCTCAGAGCATCGCCGCCGAAGGCGTGGACGACGACGACGTGGCATGGGAGATGATGCGGCAGCGCGACAAGTACAACCTGATTTACGGGCGCGGCCAGTACGCGAGGCCGGAGCCGGAGCCGGAGGAAGTGGCCTATCAGGAACCCGACCCGAACGATGCCGAGTACACCGACATAGGACTCCCTAACATCCTCGGAGGCTTGAATGGATAGGTACACGGTAATCTTCACCGTAGGAGTCAACGCCGCAAACGCCAAGGATGCTTATACGCAAGCCGCAAATGCGGTCGAGGGCTTCCCAGCCCAAGATGCCAACCTCACATGGGTGGTAATGCTGGACAACAATCCGGTCTTGACTGACGACGATTAGGCTAGCGAAAGCATGGCGAAAGTTTTGAAAACTTTGGTCACTAGGGGTACTATTCGCCGTATTGTCTCAGGCAACGCAAGGCTCACGCGCTGCAACCCACATCTTCCCCAAATGTGAGGCTTTATGGCCGGGACAGCTACGCTTGTACCTGATGGAGTCTGGAGTGCCCCGGTACTCGCCGAGGACGTTACCACTTCGACCGACCCAGCCATCCCACCGCACTACACCGACCAAGCCGTCCTCTCCATCGTTGTGCAGGACTTCGAACGGGCCTCCGCGTGGCTCAATAATCGCCGCTGGCCGCTGATGTGGGTCGAAAACGACATACTTTACCAATCGCCCCGGAGCCTAGCGTTATTCGAGAACTCCAACGTCAGTAGGGCAAACGTTTCAAGGTTCACCGTTGCCAAACAGGTAAACTCCCTAGCCCCCGCAATTTCGGGGGCTATTCTTTCTGACCCCACGCCGTTCGAGATTCGCCCCCGGCCCAGTGTCAGCCAGGACACGGCACGAGCGTGGAAGGAACTCATTTCGCAATTGCTCGAAGAAATCGACTTCAAGCAGGAGGCCAGCTACGGGATTCAGGGCATGGTCAACCAAGGGACGGTGATCTTCAAGTGCGGATGGGAGACAGAGACCCGCGTCGAGACTCACTACATCCGCAAACAGGCTCCGCAGTCGGTCGACATGCCGCTAGGCAGTCCGGTAACTGTCTTCACCGAGCCATCGGACGAGTTTGAAGCCGTCGACGTGGAGGTGACGCGCAACCGGCCCATCTTCGAGAAGTGCGAACTTGGAACCGTCTTCCCCTGCCCGACATGGAACCGGCCCAATCAGCTATGGAAAGCAAACTGGATCGTCCACCAACGCTTCCTCAATTACGACGACCTTACCCAACTCCGCGATAACCCGGATTACGACATACCGAGCGACGACGTTCTGCGCTTCATCTTCACGAGCGATCAAGAGCAGACCAAGCCCATCGACGGAACCGCCGAAGCTCTGACCGCCAACACCAGCATCCATCACGCCGAGCGGCCCGACGTGAATTTTTCCGAAGACCCGTTAGAAAAACCGATGGAGCTTTTGGAGTGGTGGGACAAGGGGAAAGTTCGCACCGTCCTGCAACGAAAAGTCGTCATCCGCAAGAAACCGCACAAGCTACCCGACAAGCCATTTTTCAGCGCGAACTACTGGGACATTGAGAACGCCGGATATGGGATGGGCGTGGGCCGTATCGCGGGAGCCGACCAGCGCGTCGAACAGGGCTGTCTAAACGCAATCCTCGACATTCTGGCCTTCGCCGTACAGCCGGAGTATTCCATCGCCAGAGGAGCCAACGTTCCGACACAAGACCAGCGGCGACGGCTGGGGGGAATCCGCTTGGTCGACGGCGAAGACGCCACCCGCGCCATCGCGCTTGTGCCGCAGCCCCAAGTCCCTCCCGATACCTGGAGAGCGATACAGGCCGCAATCGTTAGCTCCGAAGGTGCGACCGGAGCCGACCAAGCCACCATTCAGGGCAGTCTTCCTCCAAGGGGATCTAGCATTGGCAGTTCCGGCACCGGCGCGGGGATGATAAGCGCAGCTTCATCGAGCCGTCTGCAATCGCCCGTCGAACGCTTCATCGACGGTGTGTTTCTTCCCTTCCTCCGCTTCATGTGGCAGATGGTGAAAGAGCGGATGCCCATATCGGAGATTCGCGCCGTCCTTGCCGACCGCACCGATGACCTCGTAGTGGACTTCCAAGACTTCATGGATGCGACGGTGCGCTTCGACACACTCGCGGGAACGCGACTTGCAGCGCGTAACCGCATGGCGCAGGCCTTGCCCTTCTTGCTGGAGGTCCTCGGCAATCAGGCACTCGTGCAGCAGCTTGCACAAATCGGCTGGAAGGTGAACACACTGGAGTTGACCAAGATGGTGCTCGACATGAGCGAGTGGAAGAACCAAAACGACCTCATCGTCCAGCTAACGCCGCAGGAGCAGCAGACGATGGCCGCGCAGAACCCCGAAGTCATCAAGGCCCAGGCACAGGCCGCAGCGACCCAGCAAAACCAGCAATTCCAAATGGCACTCGAAGACAAGAAAATCGCCGGTCGCATCGCCGCGAAGGCGATCAACACCACCCATCAAGCCGCCATCGAATCGCCCGACGACAGAGCGTTGAGCTTCGCCCAGAGGACGGCAGATGAGCGCACCATGCAGGGCAGTCAATTCTTTTCCCCGGTAGGAGGGTAGATGGCACTCGTCTCAATCATCCCGCGACACCTTCGCATCCTGCAAAGGTTGATCGAGCAGCGCAAAATCGACCAGTACGGTTGCATCGGTTGGCGTGGGCTACTGGATGACCCGGAGACCTTCACGATGGATCAACTCTTCAAGCCGTTAGTCGACCGTGGCCTCATCGAAGACCTCAGTCAGACTGAGATGGGCCAGGGTGGAACCTTCTTCGTCCGCATCACCCCGCTAGGTCAGTTTTGTTACGGCATCGGTTACATGCTCAAAGAGCCGCGACCGACGACCGAGCTAGAGATTCGCAAGTACATCGCCGACGTGGCACCGCCGAAGGTTCCACAGGAAGCCTTCGATGTAATCAAGAAAGCCCAGGAAGAGGCCGAACGAATCAGCGGAGTCGACCCCGAAGCCCTGAAAGGGACGGCATGAACGAGATTCGCACAGAGCGAAGCTTTGGCGTCACCAGCCAGCTACAGCCGATCCAGCGGATGCGCCTCCATGCCATCCGCAGCAGCGACGGATGGCCCGACCTTCTCGATGTAGTCGAGATGATTTGCATTGAGATGGAGACCGATCTTATCAACACAGACCCCGCCGACCGTATACGGGTTCTGGAGAATCACAAAATGGCAAAGGCAGCATGGAAAATCTTCACCCATCTGCAATCGAAAGTTGACTCTGAAATCTCCCAGCACCTCATCGCTACTCAAAAGCAACCCCCTGTACCGCCGCTTACTCCTGAAGAGATGTTTGTCGAACACACACTCGATCCGACCAAGGAGCCGCCGCCGGATGACTACATGGGTATTTAGGAGATGGAATTATGGAAGCCAAATGGCTTAATGACGGTGAACCCGACGACAACGGTATTTATACCGCCTTCATCGACGACACCAACGGCGAACGCATATCCACGTTCAAAGGAAAAAGCTACAAAGAAGTCGCGGATAAACTTCTAACCTCTCAGGTCAACGCCAACCGGCAACTCGTCAGGTTCCAGAAACCCGACAAAGGGAGACAACCTCTCAACATCGAACCCAAGCAGCTAACGCCAGATGATCGTTTCAGACTGGCAACCGCCATCACCGATCCAAGCCAAGTAGTCGAGGCTGTAACCGAAATCGTCACCGCAGCACAGGGTATAGCCCCCGACAAGCTGGGCCAGGAATTTAGCCGACGCTCCAACGAGGAACAAAACCAGTTCTTCGCAGATGAGGCCGCAGCCTTCATGAAGGAGCACCCGGAGTACTACCCTGTCCAGCAAAACCGAGACGCCTTATTCGGATTGCTGATTGACCGCAAGTGGGATTTAACGCGCAACAATCTGGCCATTCTCTTTCAGGAGCTATCGGAGCGCGACGAGATGATTGCATGGCCTGATGGAGACCAGCCACCGGAGCCACAGCCTAACGGCAACCCCGCACCACCGAACGGACAGGCAGCGGCACAACCCGCCCCTGTACCAACCCCCAGGCCCAGAAGCATAGCGACGGGGATACGCAATTCTGACGCATCCGCACTAGCCCCCCCGCAACCGAAGAAACAGAAATTCACACGCGCCGACATCGAACGCATGTCTAGGGTGGAGTACACCCAACGGTTGCAGTCAGACCCAGATTTTCGAAAACAGGTCGATGCTATGGGCGCGTGACTCTACCCGTTCAGGGGGATAGTCACATGCGATCTTCAAGCGTTGCCGCGACACGCGGCAGAGTGTTCTTTCAGAAGTTCGTCGTCCCGTTTATCGAGTTCACTTGTGCCTTCGGTACGCAAGTGGCTTGGTATACGGGCAGCGTGGGAAAGATTCATTCCCGCGCCGTGTTGTGCATCGGCGTCTCTCCGGCGTCGAACCTCACAACGAATTTGCCGCAGTCCGTCGTCACCACCTACGACAAGGTGTTCGTTGAAAATTTAAAAGCAGAGACACCGTGGGTAAGATGCACGTCTCGACGCTCCATTGACGAGAACGCTGGAAACCGTCTCGTGCTCTACATGTACCAAAATCTCCCGGCCCCGCCGCTCACCCAGGCACCAGAGGGAACGATCCAAACGGGTCTCACCGTGTCAGTCGTGCAAAACACCAGCATCATGATGAATTTTGCGGACTATGCGAATATCTCGACCTACGCCCTTCAGACAGCCATTGACCCCACCTTGGAAGCCCTCGGTGTGCAGATGGCCTATCGCATGGCGCAGGTGATTAACACACTCCTGCAAAACACAGCGGACGGAGCCAGCGTTGTCGATCCTTCCGTTGCCGCAGGTTCGAAGACAGGCACCGACCCCGTAACGTCTGACGACATTATCATCGCCGCTCAGTCGCTAGCCGGAGTCAATGCCCTTCCCTTCGAGGCTGGACGCTTCACCGGAGTCATTCACCCGCACATCGTCGGAGATATTCTTCTCGACAAAACCAACAACTCGCTCGTGGATGTGGTGAAGCGCACCCCTGAAGGAAACCAACGCCTGACAGAGCTTCCGGCTCCTGACGGCGACAACGTAACTTTGATTGATTGGGGGGGCGTTTCCTTCCATCAGTCGACGCTCGTCCACCAGACTCCCAACTTCGACGGCACAACGCAAACCGCACTGCGGACGTACATCATCGGACGCGACGGCTTGATTGGTGTCTCGTTCGGGGCGAAGGAAAACACACAGATTGGCGATGGCAATTGGCGCAACCTGCAAGTGTGGGTGCGCCGGATCACGGAGCCGTCTGGGTACGATCCTTCGAAGATGATTGGAGGGTTCGCGAGCTACAACTGCATGTACACCGCGACTCTTCCACCCGACCCCGTACAGCGCATCCGCTACATCGATGCCGTTTCCGCTGTCGCCTGAAGCTGGAGGCCGTGTCACCCCACGGCAGGAAGGGGAAAAAGCCAATCCCCTTCCACTCCACCCTAACCGCACTGAAGGGAGTCAGCTATGCCGGAAGAAAAGTTAAATCGAGCACAAATCGAATCCGAGATGCAGGAATTGCAACTCGAAAAAATGCGCGAGGACGTGCGAACCATTCGCGGCATCAAGTCGCAGCGCAAAACGCGAATGGAAGCCCTTCAGAAATCTTTGAGGGACAACAACGCACGTCAGAAGTACATCCAGAGCCGATGCGCTCACAGGAAGGGCGGGAAAGGCGTACAGATGCTTTATTCGGGCAACGACGCCAACTTTGCCGTGGTGAAGTTCACCCTCTCACATGGGCCGACCATCGTTGTCTGTCAACGATGCATCCGCTTGTGGGAGCCACCCGATCGCAAGCTCATCCGACGTGGAGCCACATCGGAAGAACGCGCCCTCTACAAACGACAGGCCGAAGAGTATCAGTGGGCCATGAACCTGCCCACCGACAACGAACCCGGAGGCACAAAGCTGTTTGAGATTTATGCCGACGACGCCGCCTGAATCCCGCTAGCCAGGTGCAGAAGCCCATAACCCAAGAAAGCGAGACCCGACATGACGCCAGAATCGACCAACCAAGGACAGCAGCACCCAGCCGGACAGCGGCCACAGGCCGCAAGCGCGGCCAAGGGCAAACAACCCAGCGACGACCCCGAAGTCATCGTGAAGAAGAATCTAGCGGAGGCCGTCAAAAGCAATCAAGCGATGGTCGAAGAAGTTGAGGAAGGAGACGAAGACGCCCCTGAGCCGTTGGAAGTTACCGAGTATCCCGAAGGCGATCCAGACCTCGGTGCGATAGACCCGGAGAACCCGGATCGTCCTATAGCCATGCGTCACCGCCGCGCCTACCTTGTTCGACAGGCCGAACGGAACGAAGCCGCCAACGACCAACTCAATGCCATGCAGACAGAGCAGAACCGGAGAGTTCAAGAACTTCCCGGCCTCCTGCAAGACCCCGACTATCTGCGTGAAACCTCCATGCAAACAGCCATGACCGCTATCAGGTCACATGACCCCGAAGTTGTGCGCGAGAGGCAAGCGGAGCTCGTGAAGCGGCAGAAGGCCAGAGCCGACAAGGAAGAGAAGAAAAACGGCACGAAGTAGCGGGGGTGAGTTGTGGGCAATTCGACCATAACGCTTCAATCCATGATGGACAACGTTTCTGCCATCGGGGATCTTAATCCGATCTTCAATAACACGGGAGGCTGGGGGGATGAACCCGCCTTGACCATCGCTAACGATGTGATGGGCGAACTTATCTCTGTTCGCTTTCCGTGGAAGTGGAATCGGGTTAAGATTCCCCCCTTCGTTGTCACCAGTTTTCAGCAGGACTATGCAAGCACCGTCACCAATCTGGGTTGGCTCGAAAACGGCAAGCGGGTTGACATAAACAACACCACCGTCCCGCCACCGGACGCGCCGATCTACGCAGTGCGCGACCTCGAATCGACCGCGCAGCAAGGAGGATGGCCGTTTCAGGTTTGCTGGTTTTACAACACAGACCTTGAGCAAAATCTTTGGCCAGGGCCGGGAGTCAAGTACACCAATCCCATCGGCATACCGATTGCGCCGGAGAACCCCTACACCAACATCATCGACCCAAGCGGCAACATCCTCATGCTTACCAACTGGGGAGTTACGGGAGCAGAGGAGCCGGACGCAGGAGCGGAGGCGGAACCCGGAAAGACCGTACAGGACGGAACCGTCGTCTGGACGGTCGCCGATCCAACGGCACAAGGGTTTCGTCTCTTTCCACGTCCACCACAAACCGGAAACGTTTGGCTGATTCGTCTCTTCGGTCAGAAGAAGGCTCCGACCTTCACCACCTTGCAGCAGAAGCTTGACCCGATTCCAGACGACTACTCGAAATGGTTCCGCGACGGATGCGTGGCCTATGCCCACCGCTACTCCTCCAACCCCCAGGTACGCGCACGATTCCAGCAGATGAAGAACGATTGGATAGCAGCCGTGGGAGGAGCCGCGAAACAGGGCGACCGCGAAGACGAGAACAAAGGTTTCTTCCCCGACAAAAACATCATGTCATCAAGTCAGGTGGATGACCCCGGCCCAATTCCCTACCGCTGGGGGTGGAGATGAGCGTCACACGGAACATTCAATCGAGCGCGTTATTCTCAATGCCCTTCCTCGGAGGCCAGCCGGTCAACGTCTCTCACGGAGAGCCAGCCGTCAACGCAGCCAACCTCACCAAACAGACCATGCTTGGCCCACCGTTCAAATGGAACTTCAATCGCAGCACGTTCACCCTTCCCGTCACGCCTGATGCACAGGACTACTTTCTAACGATGACGGACTTCGGTTTTCTAGAGCAAGCGTGGCTGACCGATGAGAAGGGCAACGTGAAGGAGATTGAAGTGCGCTTGGGACTCGCAGCAGAGAGCGCAATCAAGCGGCCTTCGAGCGTGGCCGCGCAAATCATGGAGACCGATGGCGACGTGACCTTTCGCCTCAACACACTTCCAGACCAACCCTATTCGCTCGACTGCACCTATCAACGCGCCCCCATTCTCATGTCGTCGCTAGCGAATACGTGGGGGCCGATTCCCGATAATCTGGGATACATCTACGACTGGGGCTTTCTGTCCTTCGTCAGTCTGCTTACCAAAGACGCCCGATTCCCCATCTTCGGCGGACGATTTACAGCGCATTTGCTAGGCGCACAGGAAGGGTTGACGGCACTCCAGCGTAATATCTTTCTCGGCAATTTCCTTGAAGTTGTAGCGCAGACAGGCCGCTCCCAGATGACGACCCAACAGGGCGTTCAGGCAAGGGGCCAGTTATGAGGAGGCTACATGGAGCAACCGACACAGGACAGCAGCGGAGCCGTCAACTGGCTCATCATCGTTTTGATCCTGATGTGCTTGGCCGTGTTCTGGTTTTTCACCGACCACTAGACGGGTTTGGTATACTCTTTTTGCCCGACGTGGCTGCGTACCACGCCGGGGTGGTGAGCTACAGGAACAACTTCAGTAAAGCAACTACGAGCAAGGCTAAAAGTCGTCCATCGACTCGCAGCTTGAAGTCCAATTCCATACAGCACCTCCGCAGTGAGATAACAGCGGCGACTCTTACAGGGTTGCCGCTGTTTTTCCGTCTTCCGACGAGAAACTCGCGCAGCACTTTGAAGGCTTCCTCAGTTTACACGGAGGTTGCCTGATGGCGAACGCGATCCAACAGGCCGGAGGAGCATCGGAGCCAAGCAGCTTCGCACCGCTCCACACCAACCGCCTGTTCACCGGATTGTGGACGAATCGCAGCCCTCTCAGTGATGCCGCAGTCAGCAGCGACATGGAGAAGTATGGGCTAGGCCGACAGGACTCCATCCTCGATGGAGCCAACACAGAACTAAGCTCGAAGCTCACGCTGATACGAAGGCCGGGAACGAGCGTTTATAACTCGCAAATCTTCCCACCGATCAATCGTTTTTATTCGTTCAACACCTTCACGCTGACTGATGAAGTTGTCCGAGTCATGGCTGATACCGCCGCGACCGTCTACGACGCGACAGGAAAAGACCCATCGAACCCAAGTTCGGTAGACACGAAGAATCCCATCTGGCAAAAATCCCCCGGCGCAGGGCCGACCTTCTTTCTCGCCGTGGGCAATACGCTTTACTTCACCAACGGAGTCGACAACAAGCAATGGACTGTACCGACGACGGTATGGAAACCCAGCACACTTTTTCACATGGGCGACAAGGTTCTCGACACCAACGGGAACATTCAGGAGGTCGCGGGTTTTCTCTGGGATGCCATCGCCAACATCACGGTCGCGGCCAGTGGAGGAGGATGGAACATTGCGACCATCAATCTCAACACCAACTACACGTTCGCCGCGACCGATCCAATGCAGGTCGTCGCTTGCAATGTAGCCGCGTTGAATGAGGTTCCATTTCAATCGCTGGGAGGAGCCGGCGCGTCTCAGGTGCTTTGGAACGGAACCCCCGGCAATGTGCCGCTGATGGGAGCCACCAACACCGGAGGCTATCTCGCAAGCGTGAGGACGAGCGGAGGGACGAGCGGAGGAGGAACCCCAGCGTGGCAACCCGTAGGAGGCGTCACCGGCGATGGACAGGTACTTTGGATCAACCGAGGCCCAAACGTCGTCAACTGGGGCATCTCAGCCCCATTGCAAGCCCCTCTCGTATCACAGGCACCCCGCCCCGCGCCGCCCCCGGCATGGCAAGCGAACACGGTGTATGAAATCCACTCGACAGCGCGATCAGGCATCTTCCTTGTCGATTCCAATAACAACTTTCAGGTCTTCAGTGGAATCGGGACAACCGGAGGAGGAGAGCCAGCGTGGAACCCGACCCAGTTCCAGAACACGCCGGATGGAAATTTCAATTGGTTCAACCTTGGCCCGTATCCGTGGAAGGCCGATTGGGGTTATGGGCTAGGAGAGTTGTGCAGCGGGTTCGATGGAACCCAAGCCGATACGTTCATGACGACAACGGCAGGACGCAGCGGAGATAACCAGCCGAACCCCTGGCCAGCCACGCTAGGCACACAGATTAGCGATGGCCCACCATCGACCACGCCGACCCAGCAAGCCGTCATCTGGACGAACATGGGCCGCACCCTGGCATGGGCTGACATTGGCGCGGGTACACACATCACCAATATCTCCACGATCCTTGTCGGAGGCTACCTACAGAGCGTTATCAAGATGGGAAAGAGCGGAGCCACCGCACCGACCAATTGGAGCACAGAGCTAGGTGGGACGACGACAGACGGAACGGTCGTATGGCAGAACGCAGGGCCGTGGGGAGTCCCGGCGACAGCCGCAGTCATCTACGGCTACGCCTATAAAAATTCCGTCACCAACGACATAAGCAGCATGTCTCCGGCCAGCCAGCCTATCAGCGTCATCGGAGGCAATCAGGTAACGGTCAAAGGCGCGTATTCGCCCGACACCCAGGTCGATACTGTCATCCTCTACCGCACCGAACAGGGCGGGTCGACGTTCTTCTACCTCGATGAAATCCCCAACATCCCAACCGGAACGACATGGAGCTACGGCGACACCACGCCCGACAGCGGATTGACGATACAGATTCAAGCCCAGGTCACCGGCCAAGGAACGCCGCTTCCGAGCGGAGCTACGTGCATGGCCTACCACCTACAGCGCATCTTTGTCGCCGTGGGCAACGTGGTTTACGTGTCGAGCGGCCCGGATGCCATCGCCAGCACCAGCAGCGGCAACGCAGGATTCAATACCACTTTCACCGCGCAGTCGAAGATAACCCGCTTCTGGGTCTCGCCTCTCGGTCTCATCGTCTTCACGGTGCGCGACAGCTACATCATTCTTGGCAGCGGAACCGACTCAGACCCGCTTTACATGACGACCTTTGTCGACCGCCTTCCACTCCTGCATTACGACGCCTTCACCACCCATCTGACGACGCCTTACATGATGCTGGGATACCAGATGGTTGTCGCGCTCGACCCGTCAGCCGGAATCACCGAAGTCTCGTTCCCGATTGCCGACCGCATCGAGGCCGAGATGAACCCCGCGACCGCCTTCGTCACCTATCACTCACAGGCCAGCCGGGAGAACGCTTTGTATGTCTCGGACGGTGCGACGGAATGGTATCGGATGAGTGCGACGACCGCACCGGAAACGGGGTTGAATTGGTCTCCACGCGCCCTCTTGGAGACCCCGATAAGTGCCGTCCAATCGGTCGAAATTTTACCCGGAATCGACAGGCTTTTGATTGGCCCAGGAGCCGAAACAGGCCCGATCCTTTTCCGCGATTTGAACGCCCGAACCGACAACGGAAATGCCTATCCCGCATGGGCGACTTTCGGCTCGATTGTTCTCGCGCATCCGGGGGAACTTGCCGGACTAACGTTCATCACCTTGGAGTCCAAAAGCGTCGGAACCAAACCCGCTCTTTCGGTGTTGCTGGGTGAGGTGTCGGGGATCTTCGAATCCCTCAGCCGAACCCGCCAAGACCCGCCCAACCTTCCTCCCAGCAAGACCCTTTACAGCGACCGATACCACTTCCTTCAGAGCCAGAAACCGGTATGGTGCCGTCACTTCCAGATGACGATTACATGGCCCGAAGAAGACGCCCAAAACGAGCTGTACACCTTCACGATTTTCGGTCAGACGTGGAGCGAATACAGGAGCCAATAATGCCGTCCATCAAGGACTCTCAAAACGTGAATATGGAAGGTTGGCAACCGACCCCGCCGAACAACGATCTTCAGCAGTCGCAGCCAGCCTCAGAACCACCCACCAGCGGAGGGTATCCGAACATGAGTCCGTTCATGCTTTCGAGTATGCCCCTGATGGCCTCCACCAACGACGCTCTCACCCAGTTCTACGGGTCATGGGCGATACCCACTTGGCGCACCGTTCCGGTACAGCATGGAGGCGCATCTTGAGCACACAACATTTCCGCTTTGACGATTACGTTGTACGCCCCATGTGCGAACGCGACAGAGTGTTTCTGGACAGCCTCATTGAAGAGGACGCCTACCACATGGGAAGGATGACGCCGGACTTCTTCCTCCACCTTGTACCGGGAGAGGATGCGTGGGCCGTCGAAGACCTGCAAGGGAACCTGATTTTCTACTTCAAGACCCAGACCGCCGTCCGGCTATCCATACAGTTCTCAGCCGGGAAGACGACCGAGGAGCGGAGACGCAACCGCGACGCCATGACGAAGGGACTGGCATGGATCGAAGGGATGCTCCAGCAGAACCATTTCCGGGAAATCATCTTCGACACCGAGGGGCCGGAACTCAAGGCATTTGCAAAACGTCGTCTTGGCTTCAGGGAGTCGCTTTCGGAGTTGGTTCGAGGAGTAAGCCCACCGAGGGCAATTGGAAGCCATGTAGAGGCGTGGGGCCACGCCCCACAAGAAGCTAGAAGAGAGGGGTGACGCCATGTGCGGAGCTACCGACCAGCAGACCCAGATATCCGACGCGGAGCAGCAGTTCTATACGAACCTAACTCAGCAATATCAAACTGTGTTCGGGCAGAATCAGGCCATCACCGGAGCGTTGACTTCGCAGTTCACGCCCATACTTGCGGCAGGGCCGAGCCAAACCGGATTCGCCCCCACCGAAGAGACCGCCCTTCGTACCCAGAACGATGAGAACGTAGCTACCAACTATGCCCAAGCGCAAAAAGCAACCGCCGATATTCTCGCAGCGCGTGGAGGAGGCAACACCCTTCTACCCTCCAGCGTCGATGCATCCCTTCTCGCGTCCAATGCAAACGCAGCAGCGGCAGCGAGAGCATCGGGACAAACCGGCATCACTCAGGCCAATTACGCGCAGGGCTATCAGAACTGGCAAACCGCCGCGAACCTTCTAGGTTCGACCGCAGGACTTTTGAACCCCACAAGCTACTCAGGAGTAGCTACCACAGCAGGGAGCAATGCGGCCACCGCAGCCAACAATATTGCAGCCGCTTCGAACAGTCCTTGGAACGCCGCTTTTGGTGCGCTTGGTTCAGCCGCAGGATTGGCCGCAGGAAAGATTTAACGGGGAGGATTTATGTCAGACCCAGCCAGCGCACTTGCATTGTTAGCCCCGAACGCCCCCGACTGGA